CCTCCTATGGTCGGGGCGGCCTCGAAGACCGCGGCGTAATTGTCGAAGCGCTCAAACATCTCGGCATAGTCGGCCACGGAGTCGCGGAGCATGAAGTAGGCCTGACCGTGGCGCACCTCGAAGACGACGGGGAAGATCCCGGCCGGCTTGGCCCACCAGAGCGCATCCGTGACGGCCTGCGCGTCGTGGGGGATCCAGTCGTAGAGGAAGACGCGCAATTTGTAAGGATCGCCATCCGCTCTCTCCTCGAAATAGATCCACTTCTCCTCGCCGGGCGGGAGGAAGCGGCGCACGGCGGCGATCATCGCCTTACGGGTTCCGCGCCATTGGCCGGGGGCGTGGGGGCCGATGAGCTCGCGGAGGTCGGCCTCGCTCATCGAGCTCCATAGGCCGGCGCGGATCCCGGCCCATTGCGCGAGGACGCGCAGGTAGGGCGGCGGGCACCTCGAGGGCGACGCGAGCGCGGTCCATCCTTCGTTTCCCTCGTCGTCGTCGCGGACCATCGTGGAGAGCACGTCGAGGAGGCCGGCGAGCGCGGCCATGTAGGCGGCCCACGGCCAGCCGAGGCGGGGGTCGGCGAAGGCGACGGGCTCGGTCTTGGCGAAAAGGTCGCGGCCGGTGTCGCCCATATCGAAGGGCGGCTCGGGGCCGACGAGCGGAGCTCGAGGCGGGCGGGGGAGCCGGGTCGCCGGCGCTTCGGGCGGCGCTTCGGGCGGCTCGACGCTCATCCGAGCGGCCTCATGGCCGGGACGTTGACGGTCCCGTTGATCGTCCCGGGGCGGGGGAGCGTCGTCGGGCCCTCGAGGGGATAGTCGGCGTGGACGCCGTTGACGAGGAGGTCGCCGGGCCCTACGAAGTCCACGCCTCGGACGCGATCTAGCCGGCCGATGAGGTCGTTAACTCGGATGACGGAGCGGCCGGCGCGTTGGCCCTGCTCGGGCGGCGGGATGACCTCGCCGGCGGCGATGGCGGGGGAGGTGATCCCGAGCCGGAATTGGGAGGGCGCGAGCATCTGTCGGAGCGCGTCGTCGCACGTCTCGCGGACGAGCTCCTCGTCCTGCTCGGCGAAGGTCGTCACCTCGTAGGTCACGTCTATCGGCTCGTAGGTCGGGTCGATTGTGTTGACGATGAAGTTGAGCTCGCGGGCGTCCTCGAGCTCCGCGCGGACGCGATCCTTGACGGGATCGGGGAGCGGCTCGCCTTCGGGGTCGGTGAGGACGAGCGTGACGGTCCGGACGTTGCCCCACGACGGAGCGCGAGCCGGGCCCGGGAGCGGCGGAGCTCCGGGGTCGTAGCCGTCCATCGCGACGGCCCGCCCGACGCCCGGGACTTGGAGCGCGAGGAGCGCGAAGTCCGGGGGGAGCACGGGCCGGAAGGCGATGATCCGGAGGAGGTTCGTGAGGTTGTCGAGGTAGGCGTCGCGGTCTTGGCCGTCGTCGCCGCCCTCGCTCGGGGCCGTGAGCTCGACGGAGCGGACCCAATCGAGCGGGTCGGCGAGCTCGGCCGCGCCGAGGAGCCCGTTGGCGTCCGCGCCGTTGCGGACGGCGACGACCTCGATCCCCTCGATGATCGTTTGGCCCGGGAGGATCGATCCGCCGGAGATGACCTCGAAGCCGACGAGTTGATCGCCGGTCTTCGCGACGACGATTTGGAGGCCGGGCGCTACGTCATAGCCGCGGTCGTCCTCGGCGATCCAGCGCGTCGGCGCGGTCGCCGGCGCGGCGGGCCGGATCGGCCGGCCAAGCACCTCGGAGCCGTAGGTGATGAAGATCGCCTGAGTGACGGTCGTGATGAGCGCGCGGAGCTCGGCGGCGACCTCCGAAAAGGCTTCGATGACCCAAACGTCGGGGTTTCCGTCGTGCGCCTGCCAGCCGGGCGCGCGCTCGGCGAGGCGTTGGAAGATCTGCTCGGAGATCGCGGCTTGCGCCGTCTCAATGTCGGGGCCGGTGAAGCCCACGTCCTCGCGCGCGAGCTCCTGATTGGGATCCTCGAGCTCGTCGGCGTAGTAGCGGGTGATCTCGCCAAAACTCATTGGCCGGCCTCCTCGATGTAGGTGAGAGAGAACATCGCTTGGATCCGCATCGCGCCGGGGTCGCGCGGGTCGTGCTCGCCGTCCACGACTCCTCGAGCTCGAGGCTCGGCGTCGTCAATCGTCACGGCGAGGCCGGCGGCGACGACGGCGGGATCGTTGGCGAATTCGAGCGAGTCGGGCCGGCCGAAGGTGGGGAGGCTCGTCCTCTGGCCTTGCACGGTCCGGAGCGCCATCTCGACGCAATCGGCGATCTCCTCGGTGGAGCCCTCGGGGTTCGTGGCGGCGGCGAGGCCTCCGCCGGCGCGAGCTCGGACGAAGCGAAACGGGACGGCGAAGTGGAGCGGGTCGCTCATTGGGCCCAGAGCTTCCCTTCGATGGCGAGGCGCTCGGCGTCGCGGTAAACGTTCCAAGAGCCGCCGTTGGGTTGGATGAGGAGCCGAGCGGTGTAGGCGGTCCCGGCGGCGAGCCGGAAGATCCGGCTCCATGAATAGTGCTCATAGGTCTGGACTTGCGAGTGTTGCGTCTTGATGACGTAGGAGCCCGGGAGCCCGTCTTGGTCGGGCGGGTCGAGCTCGCATCGCCAATAGGCGTAGTGATAGGCGGCGTCGTTTTTCATAACGAGCCCGATATGGGCGTTGACCTCCCACCATGACGCGACCTCGGGGGTGACGGTGATTCGCATGAGCCCGCCGGCTCCGTCATCGAGCTCGGCGAGCGCGGTATAGGTGGCGTAGGTCGCCGACTTGCCGATTGCGCGTTGGACGGTGGGCGCGCCTCCGGGCGGGCCGGCGAGGCCCCGCGGCCCCGTCGCCCACTCGCTAACGGTGTTCGTGTCGAATTCGACGCCGTTGAGCGAGATATAGGCGGGGCTCGGGTTGCGGGCGAGGACTTGGCCGTTAGCGAATACATCGAGGCGCGCGTGGGAGTTCTGATTGGTATCGACGGCGAAGATGAGGTCGCCGGGCGGGCGGTAGCCGGCCGGGAGGGTGAAGACAACGGAGTCGGCGGCCCCGCCGGCGACGAGCCCGCTTAGCGTGACCTTGCCATCGGGCCACTTGCGGAAGCCGGCCCCGCCCCACGTCGCGCCATAGTTGCGGAAGCCGCTCTCGAATCCGGGCTCGCCGGCCGCGCCGACGATCCGCCACGGTTCGATAGGGATCGTGATCGAGTTTCCCGGCTGGCCGGGCGGGCCGACGAGGCCGGCGTCGGAGATCGTCGCCCCGCGGATCTTGACGACGTAGGCAAGGACGACGTAGGGCGGCATGTTCTCATGCGCCTCGTCGGCGTTGCGGGCTTGGAGGCCGTGGAGGTGATTGGTCGAAAAGCCGCCGGTGTCGCCCCCGATATGGTGCGAGTGGGCGGGGGTGCCATCGGTGACGTTGCTATTCCAAATGTTGTAGTAGTCGTGCATCCCGACGACCCAGCCGCCCTCGTATGCGCCCCCGCTCCGGTCGGTGTAGCGCGGGGTGTAGGAGCCGCCGGAGGGATGGCTCCAAGTCCCGTTGACCCAATGGGCGTGGGCCCCGTCGTCGTAGGTTCGGAGCCATAGGCCGTGGGAGTGGTCGCGATCCGCCCATCCGCTCGCGCCGTTGCCGTTGACGCCCGATTGATTGGCGGAGAGCGCGACGGAGCTCGCTCCGCCTCGAGCTCCGAGCGCGGCGCTCGAGCTCGCATACATGAAGCGGTCCCGGAGATCCGGGACGGTGAACGTCTCTTGAGCGCCGTTGATCGTCCATAGCGGGTTTCCGGCGGCGACCTCCTCGCCGGCGACCTCGTAGGCCTGCGGCTCGGCGGCTCGGGTGTAGGTCGCGCCATCGGCGAGGACGTAGCCGTGAGGGAGCTCGCGGCGCGTCCACGCGATGACGGAGCCGATGGGGCTCGTCTCGTAGCCGGGCCCCTCGGGGCCTTGCGTCGCGAGATCGACCCAGCCCTCGGAGGTCCGGACTCGGACCTTGCGCGGAGGTGCGATCACGTCGGGGCTCATCGCACTCTCACCGGGATCGCCGTAAGCCACCGGCTCCCGAAGGTCGCCGCGGATCCGCTCGTCGCGTGGACCCATGAGTTAAAGACGGCGGCGTATTGCGCCGGGACGGGCCCGCGGCCCGACGCCATGACGCTCGCAGATTGATTCTGCGCCGACGATCCGCCGAGCGAGTAGAAGTTGGCCCCAACGTTGATTCCCGGGGCCGGGCGCATATCGACGGCGATCCCGGCGACGCGGAGGGTATTGGCGGCGAGCGCGCCGGAGATATAAGCGCCGATGGCGAAGTCGTACTCGCCCTCGAGCGGGAGGGTGAGGCCGGGCCCGGCGGTGTCCGTCACTCCCACGGCGACGTTGGCGGAGGCCCCCACGGCGTCTTCGTTGCGGAGCGCCGATCCGCCGACGAGCTCCCACCATCCGGAGGCGGCGTTGTAGCGGAGTCGCCAGAGCACGCCCGCGCCGGCGTCGGCGACGTAGGTGATCTCTTGCCCCTCGACGGCGTTGGCGGGGAGCGCGGTGACGCGGGGGGCGGTGCCGGGCGGGCCGGGAGGGCCGGGAGGGCCGGCGGGGCCGGGCGGGCCCGCCGGCGCGGGCTCGAGCTCCTCGTCGGTGATCCAGACGGCCCCGAGCTCGGGCGTCGGCGTGGGCATTGGCTCTTGCTCGAAGACCTCGAGCGCGCCGGGGTCGCCCTGTTCTCCGGGTGGGCCCGGCTCTCCGGTCTGGCCCGTCTCGCCGGGCGGGCCGGTGGCCCCGGGCGGGCCGGTCGCCCCGGGGTAGCCTCGCTCGCCTTGCGGGCCGGCGGGCCCCGGGGGGCCGGTGCTCCCGGGCGGACCCGGGGGCCCCTCGGGGCCTCGCTCGCCTCCTCCGCCGGTGGGAGAGCCGGAGGTGAGGAGCCACGGCCGGCCGGCGTTGCTCATCGCCACGGGCACGCGATCCCCCACGGTCGCGCGGGTGTCGGGCGGGAGCACGGGCCCCCAGCGTTGCCGGCCGGAGAAGCCGCGGACGACGACGAAGACGCCTCGCTCGTCCTCGCGGACGACCTCCGCCTCCCAGACTTGCGCGTGGCCGTAGGCGTCGAGGCCGGCGGCGCTTGGCTTAAAGAGCTCGTCTAGGTCGGGCATCTCAAACGGCGATATGGAGGTGATCGCGGTGGCCGGCCCACGTCCCGGAGCCCCAGAAGGAGGCCGGGACTTGCGCCTTGTTTTTGACGGAGAGGTTTTGCCAGCCGGAGCCCCCGCCGGCGTTGTAGATCCCCTCGACTAGCGAGCGCCAGAGCCCGGATTGATTGATCCACTCGGCGGCGGAGCGCATCGTCCCTACGTCGGCGGCGAGGTCGTGGGCGCGGTTGGCGGCGTGATAGCTCGTCCCGCCGGGCCGGTAGGTGGAGGTGACGCGCAAGCGGGGGAAGCGTTGGCGGATGAGGTTGGAGGCCTCGCCGATGGAGCGCGCCGAGGCGTTGCCGTCTCCGCCCGTCCCGCCCACGGCGCTCGCCTGTTGATCGGTGCCGGCCACTTGGATCGTCTCCGTCTCGGCGGCCGGCTCGGGGAGCTTCGGTTGGGGCCGGCGGAGCGTGAGCTCGGTGACGGGGGAGGTGAGGAATTGGCGCGTGGAGGCGAGGATCCAGCGCCCGTTAGCCGGGCCCTCGTCGGCGACCTCGATGACTTGGCCGGGGCTCACTTGGTAGCGGCTCGCGATGACGCGCGCGGTGAGCTCGGCGACCTCTTTTCGCGTCTCATAGTCGAAGGAGATCTCGAGCACGCCTCGAGCTCCTTCGCGGAGCCGGTAGACGGGCGCTTGCGAGACGATCCAATCGTCGGAGGCGAACCAAATCCGGCCATTGGCCTCGTAGCGCCGCCACTTCACCTCGTCGGCGAGCCGGCCGATGCACGTCCAAGAGTCCTCGTCGGGTTTGTCGGGGGAGCCCCTCGAGAATTCGTAGGGCTTCTCGCGGGTGATCGATCCGTCGCTCCCCTCGAGCCCGCCGGCGACGCTCGCGTCCGCTCCCGCGCCGCCGTAATACTTGGCCGCTCGGGTGCTCTCGGCAAACCAAGCCGCCGGCGCGTTGGGGTGCGCGGAGCGTTGCGTCCGATGGCTCGCTTGGAGCCAGCCCATCCCTTGCCGGCGATACGGGATATAGAGCGAGAGGAATTTGTCGATGGCGTAGGTCGGATTTGAGATCTGGGCGACCGAGCCCCAGCCTTGCGAGGGCCTCTGTTGGTAGAGGCCGAGGGAATCCCGGTCGCCCCCGCGGAGGTTCCGGAGCTCCGACTCTTGGATCGCGGTCGCGATTGCGCCGGCGACCGTCTCGGTATCGCCGGAGCCCTTCGCAACACACCTCGAGCGGATCATCGCGGCGTGCATCGCCTGCTCGCCGCTCGCGCGCCGGCCCTTGACGGTGAGATTTCCTCTCGAGGCGTGCTCCTCCCACGACGCGGCCATTAGCTCGAGCTCCTCGGGGCGATTGGCTGTTGGACGTTGACTTCGGGGATCCGGTAGGGGATCCAAACGTCGCGGGGTTCGCGGAGGAGCCGCTCGACAAATTGGGCGCGCGTCATCGTCGCGCGGTTGGCCTTCCACGGGTGTTTGATCCCGCGGAGGACTTGGACGGAGGCCGTCTCGAAGATGAGCCGGAGCTCGCCGGTGGCGTTGCGCCCGACCTTGACGAGCCTAAAGCGCACGTCGTCTAAGACGAGGAGGCTTTTGTAGGTGACGAGATCGGAGCGGAGGAGCCCGTGGAGGGGATCGCGGACGGTGAGCGTGAGCGTGCTCGCGCCCTCGATGGTCTGCTCGAGGACGGCCTCGGTGATCGAGAGGCGGAGGTTTTGTTGGAGCCCCTTCGTCCACGGTTGCACCCCGTAGAGCGTCATCGAGGAGAGGTCGAGCGGGCGCAAGAGCGGCCGGCGCTCCGCGGCGACCGTCCACAGATACATCTTCGCGGGCACTACTTCGGCACCTTGATTCTCGTCCCGGGCGGGTAGCGCGTCGGGTCCAACTTGACGCCTCGCATCCCGGGATTGAGCTCTTGGATCTCGGGCCACCGAGCGAGCCGGCCGAGCGTCTTGGTCGCGATCCGCCCGAGGTCGTCGCCCCAGACGACGACGTACCAACGGAAGGAGCGGGGTTGCGCCGCGCCCTTCGGCAATTTCTCGAAGTATTCGGCGACGACGTACTCGAGGAGGTGGAGGATGAGGTGTTGGCGGAGCCGCCGGCCGGAGGTGATCTGGCCGATGGTCGTCCCGAAGTCAATGGACTCGATGACCCACTTACGCTCGGCGTGATAGACGGGGCCGAGGAGGCGCACGGGCGCGCCGCGGTCGGCGAGCTCCTCGAGGATGTTGATATAGCGGTCCATCCATCGCTCGCCGTAGCGGCTCGAGAGCGCGAAGCCGTCGAGGATGATGGCGAGGTCTTGCGTGAGGAGCTCGCGGCCGTTGTATTCCACGACGCCCACGTCTCGAGGCCTCGGGATCTGCTCCCAGATCCCGCCGGCGCGGGTGATCCGCGCGCCCTCCTCATCGAGGAGGACGGAGATTGTGAGGTCGGGGCGTGAGAGGCCTTGAATGACGACCCACTCGCCCCCGCGGAGCCAGCCGGCGGCGCTCGCGGGGAGCGTCGGGTGTCCGGGGTGATTGGGCCACCGGACGACTTGATTGAGGTTGCTCATCGCGCGGCTTGCGTCTCGGCGGCGACACGGGCGACGGCGCGCGCGAGCTCGCGGCCTTCGACCTCGAGGTGGACGTGGATCTCGCCGCCGAGCGCGCCCACGTTGATCGCCGGCGCGGTCCCGGCTTGGAGCGGGATGACTTGCGAGCCGCCGGGGAGGGAGAGGAGCTCGGGGCCGGCCTCGCCGACGAGCGCGAGCCGGCCGCCAGACGGGACGAGCCCGCCGGATTGAAACGGCGAGATCTTCTCGAGGAAGCCCTTGATCCCGCCGAGGACTTTTTTGATCGGCTCCGGGACGACGCTCTCGATGGCGCTCATAATCGCGTCGCCGGCGCTCTTGATCCCGTTGGCGATCCCCTCGATGAGCGCCTTCCCGGCGGCGAGCGCCGCGCCGGCGATCCGCCCGGGGAGGCTCGCGACGAAGCCGGCCATCTCGGCGATCTTCTGGCCGAAGGCGGCGGCGGCGCGGCCAATCGCGCCGATCACGTTCCCTATCGCGCCGATGACGCTCCCGATGGCCCCGACGACGGCTTGGAAGGCTCCCACGGCGGCGTCCTTGATCTTCCCGAAGTTGAGGACGAGGAGAAGGATCGGGCCGAGGAGCGGGCCGAGGATGATCGCGGCGAGGAGCGGCCAATTTGACTTGATCCACCCCCAGACGGCTTGGACGATATCCCTAAACCATCCGACCTTCTGATAGAGGACGACGAAGGCGGCGATCACGGCGACGATGATCCCGACGCCGAGCGCGGTCCATAGCGCGGTCGCGGCGGCGGCTCCGAATAGCATCGCGACGGAGGCGATCTTGAGCGCGATGGCGAGCGCGCCGAGGCCCACGGCAAGCGGGCCGAGGACGGCGCGCAACGCTCCCGAGCCCCGGATCGCCGAGGCGACGGGCTTGAGGATGGCGGCGAAGGCCTTGAGGAGCTCGACTAGCACCGGGAGAACGGCCGAGCCGATTGTCACCTTGAGCCCGTCCATCGTCGCCTTGAGCTCGCGTTGAGTCTTAGCCATCTCGAGGCCTTTTTTGACGCCGGCCTCGTCCATCGTGAGGCCGGCGTCGGCCATCGCCTTTTGTTGCTCGCGGATCCCCTCCGAGCCGGAGTTGAGGAGCGGGAGGAGCGAGCGGGATTGGCGGCCGAATAGCTGTTGGGCGAGCGCGGCCTTATCCGCGCCATCGGGGAGGTTTTGGAAGGCGTCGGCGACGGCGTTGATCGCCTGCTCGGTGTTTAGGCCGGCTAGTTGCTTCTGCGAGATCCCGAGCGCGCTAAAAGCGCCGGCGGCGGCCTTGCTTCCCTGCTCCGCGCCGCGGATATTTTTGGAGAAGATCGTCATCGATTGCGCGAGCGTGTTCGTCTCGATCCCGCGCGACTTGGCGATGGATACCCACGCGCTCGAGGATTGGGCGCTCATTCCCGTCGTCCTAGTGAGCGCGGCCGTGTCCTTCGAGAGTTGGGCGGACTGCTCGGCCGCGCCCTTGAGCCAGTCGAAGCCCTTTTTTGCGGCGATGGCTCCCCCGCCGGCGGTTACGAGCCCCTTCGCGAGCGAGGCGAAGCCGCCCCCCGAGCTCTCGGCCTCCTTGCCGATATCGCCCGTCGCCTTAGTCGCCTCCTTGAGCTCGGAGAGGCCCTTGACGGCGAGGTCGATGATGACCTCGAGGCGGGATTGGCCGGCGGCCACTAGCGCCCCTTAAACATGCGCCGGAGGACGCGGCCGATCTGGCCGGCGTTGGCTATCGCCTGATTCTCGCGGCGGATCGCCTCGAGCTCGAGCGCGCGCTCGGTGACGGCGCGCCAGAAGACGCGCTCGAGCGCGTCGCCGTAGAGGAGCCGCTCGGCGGGCACCCCGAGGAGGCCGGCCCACGCCACGGCGTCTAGCTCCCCTCGGCGCTCGGCGATTCCCCCGTCAGATCCTCGGCCACCTCCGAGGCCTGACCCTGTAGCCACTCGACATAGCGTTGAGAGTGCGCGCCGATGGCGAGCGCGCCGCGGATCCGCCCGTGGAATAGCGCCCAGACGACCTCGCGGGCGGAGCTCGTCTTGAAGCCGAGGAGCTCGCCGAGGCGCTCGTCGTAGCGGATGACCTCGCCGTCAACGAGCGGGCCCCACTCCTCCTCGTCGGTGCGCCGCGCGAGGATCTCCTCGCATCCGCCGATGAGGAGGTCGGTGTTGGCTTGGAGGATCGCGCCCGGGTCGTCTGATTGTTGGATGAGCCGGAGGACGCGCTTGAGGGAGCGCTCGTCGAGGTAGTGGTAGCGGGCGGCGAGCTTCCCGTCGAAGCCCGGGAGCTCGAGGACGACGCTCTTACGCTCGCCGATCCGCCGGTGTTGCTCGCGGAGCGCGGCGATGAGGGAGCTCGGCGGCTCGCCGTTGAGCGCCGGCGCGGGGAGCTCGAGCTCCGGCTCGGCCTCGGGCTCGCCCGGTGCGCCCGAGGGAAGCCGGCCGAGGATCTCCTCGCGCGTCGGGTCGGCGCTCATCCTTGCCAGACGCGGGCCGAGCTCATCTCTAGCTCGATGATCGCGGCGTCTGTCGCGTTGGAGTCCATCTCGGGCGGCGTGCATCGCTTGAGCGTCCCGAGGTAGATGAGTGGGAAGCCCCAGACGTTGCCGTCGCGGTCGAGCGAATACTTCGCGATCTGCATTTGGGATTTCCCGCAACGGTGCAGGAGCGGCCCGACGACCCAATCGTCCCGGCCGATTGTGTAGAGCCGGCCGACGACGCAATTATCGACCTCCTGAGTCCCGCCGAGCGAGATGACCTCGGCCATCGAGCCGGGGTGATACTTCACCTCGTCGGAGTCCATCCCCCCGCCGGTGAAGGTGTCCCACCATGAGCTCGAGCCGAAGTTGACGCCATCGACCCAGACCCAAAGGGCGTATTGCTTGGTGAGCATGAGCTCGCCCTCCTCTCCTCGTTAGACCGTCTCGGTGAGGGGCACCTTGACGATTTGGATATAGACCCACTCGCCGGGAGGGGCCATCCGGAGGCCGATGACGGCGCGGATCTCGCCGGCGGCGATTGTCTCGGGGGTGTTGACGGCCTCGCCCGTCTCGACGCGGTAGGAGTCGGCGACCGTCTCGCCGTAGAGCCCCTCGGGCCAATACTCGCCGAGCATCCCGCCGAGCTCGCCGCGGAGCGCGGCGAATAGGAGCCCGGCTCCGTCGATGGGCCGGAATAGGTAAGTCTCGGCGATGGCGTCGGCGCGCGCCTTGATCGCCATCGCGAGGCGGACGTTGTTTAAGAAAAGCCACGCCCGCGCCTCGCCGTTTTCGGAGACGAGCGACCGGAAGCCGTAGCCGCGCGGCCGGCCGTAGACGATCTTCGCGGTATTCACTCCGCCATACATGAGCGCCTCGCGCTCGGCGTCGGTGAATTGGCGGTCTAGGCCGGTGCAATAGCGACAGATCCCGAAGGAGCCGGCGGCGGCCTGATTGGGATTGCCGGCGGCATCGACGCGAGCTTGGAGGCCGGCTTGCACGGCCGACCATGACGCGAGCCGGGTCGTCCCGACCGCGAGCCCGGGGATGACGGCGCGTTGGGCCCAGAGCCCGCCGAAGCGCTGTTGGAAGATCGTCCGGAGTTGGGCGACGTGCGCGATGAGCGTCGGGAGGTCGGCGTCGGAGCTCCCGTCGAGGAAGGCGACGCGGGAGCCCTGCTCGGCGGCCTTGAGGAGCGCTTCGTGATGAGGCGGCGTCGTCTTCCCGGGCGCTTGTAGCTGGCCGGGGCCGAGCGCGGAGTCGAAGCGGAGCGCCGTCTCGAGGAGCGCGTAGGGGTCGGTGACGGGGAGCGTCCCGTCCGCTCCGCCGGCGAGCGTGAAGGTGCCGGCGGAGAGCGGCGCGGCCTCGTCGTCGGCCTCGACGCGGACGTAATCGGAGCCGGTGGCCCACGCGACGAGCTCGCCGGCCGTCTCGAGCGAGAGCGCGCGCTCCACTACGTCGCCTTTGTAGGAGACGGCCACGGCCATCGGGCCGTCGCCGTTGCCGTTACCCTGCGCGCCGGCGATGGGCGGGAGGGCCTCGCCGCTGTTGCGCGGCCGGCGCTTAGGCCCGTTGGCCTTCGGCTCGGGCGCGAGGTCGAGGTGGGGCGTCTCGAGCGCGGTGAAGATCTCGATCCCGAGCCCGCCGGCGGCGACGAGCTCGACGGTGAGATCGTTCCCCCACGCGCCGGGATCGACGGCCTTGACGGTGAGCCCGCCCTCGGTGACGCTCGAGGCGCTCGCGCCGGCGGAGAGCCGGAGGACGTAGGCCCTCGAGCCGCCCTCGCCGAAGTAGGCGTCCATATCGTCGGAGAGTCGGGATTGGGGGATCCGGTCGCCGAAGCGCGCGCGGAAGTTCTCCGGCGAGCGGACGAGCGCGGGGATCTCGGTCGGGCCCCGCTGCGCCTCGCCGACGAAAAATGCCACGTCGGTCGCGGTCGGCGCGGCGGCCGGCGGGAGAAGGTCGGAGACGACGACGCTAGTTCCGGGTCGTGGCATTGCTTCACTCCTCGATATCGGGCTCGAGCTCGAGCTCTATTGGCTGGCCGGGGCGGAAGGTTTGGAGGTCGATCCGGTGGCGCTCGGCCTCGGGCCACAACGTCGGATCGATGGGCGTCGGCGGATCGGGCGGCGGGCCCCACGGCCCCCCGGGCCCGTGGCCGTAGGAGAAGGTGTCGGCGACGGTGACGCTTAGGAGCGCTTGCGCGGCGAATAGCGAGCGGGTCTGATTGAAGGGGAGCACGTCGTAGCTCTCATCGATGAAGTCCACGCCCTCGGCGAGCCCGCCGAGGCTCTCTTGTTGGGCGATGAGCGTCCGGAAGGCGGCGACGTAATCGAGGCCGGCGCGGCGGGTGTGCTCGAGGTCGTAGGCGCTCGAGATGACGCCCGCGGCGAGATTCCACGTCGCGAGGACGCGGCCGTGGCCGTCGCGCCGCGGCCGGCCTGACCATCCGGGGGAGATGACGAGCGCGACGGGGAGTTGATCCTCGGGCCATTTGGAGAAGTCGCTCGCGACGATGTAGCCGCGGGGCTCGGCGAGATAGTCGTCGGGGTCGTAGCCACGTTGGCGACAGACCTCCTCGATGTAGCGCGGGGCCCATTGGCGGAGCGTCGCAAGCGCGGCCTCCTCCACGTCGTTCCCGGTGATGATCCGCCCGTAGACGTTGCCGGGATCGCGGCGCTCCTCGAGGTCGGGGAAGACGCTCACGGGATCCCTCGCTCGGCGATGATGTGCTCGCCGAGCACCTTGACGACCTCCTCGAGGAGCTCGGCGTCGTCGTCCTTGAGGAGTGGGAAGCGCCGGCCGACGATGAAGGCGTAGTAGGGGATCTCGGCGGCGTAGGTGATCCGCCGGCCGCCGGCTCCGGCCCGGCCGCCCGTCATCGCGTCAAAGAGCGCGTCCGTCCATCGCATCCGGTCCATCGTCCGCGCCGTCGAGGAGCGCGCCTTGCGCTCGAGCGTGTTTTGTTTGAGCTCGGGCCAATCGCCCTCGCCGCCGGCCTCCCATCGCTTTTGGTAGCGCGCTCGGAAGATCGCCGTTAGCGCGTCGGCGGCGGCCTTCGGCTCCTCGATCCGTTGGGCGATCCCCTCGAGCCGGCGGAGCACCTCCTCGCGGCCCCTGACCTCGACGCGCGGGCTCACGGGCCGAGCTCGTCGGCCGCGGCGAGCCGATTGTCGAGGTCGCGTTGGAACCAATCCGCCGGCCATTGGAGCTCGAGCGCGTGGCCCACGTCGAGCTCGTAGGCGGATTGGGAGAGCACGCCCGCCACGCAAACATCGAGGCCCTCGCGGGCCTCGGCGTAGAGCGCGGCGAGGCGCTCATAGGTGCTCTGATTGGAGACGGTTTGCTCGGGCCAGAAGGCGGCCTCGGTGAGCATCGCGGCGAGGAGCGCGACGGCCGACTCGGAGCCCTCGAGGCATTTATCGGGGATGACGCCGACCTCGGTTCGGATCTTCGACCGGGCGATATCGATCCGGGTTTGGACTTGCGCGGTCGTCGGGCGCGTCTCCTCGCTCCAATCGCCGAGCTCCGTCCCGGTCCGGTCCTTCGTCCTCGCGGTGATGAGAGCCGCCACGTCTGACGGCGTGGCCTCCGGCGTCTCGACGGGCGGCTCGATGGTCACTTAGCGCTCCTCCCCTCGAGCTCGTCGCGCTCGAGCGTTGGCTCGGACGATCCGCCGGCGTCTCGCCCGCGCGGCGGCCGCGGCGGTGGCGGCGAGGCGTTGGCGCTCCGCCTCCTTCGCGGCGCGCCGCTCCTCGCGCTTCTGTTGCTTCTCCTCATCGCCCGGGAGCTCCGCCTCCATTAGGAGCCGCTCCACGTCGCCGCGGCGAAGGGCTTTTGGGGCTCCGCCTCGCCCGGTGTCGCGCGCGACGGCTGGCCGATGGCGCATCCGAGCCGGGCGTAGATCTTGACCAAGCGGACGTTATCTTGGAAGGCGCTCGCGATGATCTCGCCGGAGTCATCGAGGAGGACGCCATCGTCCGAGGTGCCAAAGGTCACGTCCTCCCGGATCCCGATGGCGAGGTATTGATAGCCGCCCACAATCGCGTCGGCGTCCGCGCCGGTGAAGACGAGCGACTGATGGACGGGCACGCCCCAGAGCGTCGCCGCCGGCCTGACGCCCGGGAGCGCCCCCGCCTCGATGTAGGCGGCTCGGAGCGCGGAGCCGATGGCCGCGCCGGCCCCGATCCCGTCCGGGATGATCCCCTTCCCCTCGAGGTCGGCGAAGGCGTTGGAAATGGCGTCGAGCGGGTTGTCGCCGGTCACGGCGTCGGCGAAGGCCATCACTCCCCCCACGGGGAAGGAAGCCGGCGCATCGTTGCCGAATAGGATCGCCTCATCGATGGCATAGGCGACCGCGCCGGCGAGCGAGCGCTCGACTTGGCCCTCCACGTCGAAGCCGGCGTCCGCGATCCACGCCCGCGGGACGGGCACGACGGCGGCGACCTCCTCGGCGCGGATCTCCACGGCGGTCCACTTGATCTCGGTCGCCGGCTTGCGGCCACCGTAGGCCGGGCTAACCCACTTGGCTTGAGGCCGGAAGGCAATCAGCGGGATCGACTCGGTGGCCGCGGCCATCCGGAGCGTCATCCCAAGTTGGAGCGCTACCGAGGCCTCCTCCACCATCGAAATAAAGTCGGTGGCGACTCCTCGCGGTAGTAGCTCGTCGGCGTTCTCCCAAGGCGGGACGGTGACAGACATTGCCGATAACTCCTCCTCGCGCCTCCATCGAGGCGCGCTCTTGACGGTTGAGTTTTCGGCTCCCGGGCGGCGTCGCGGTCCTGCCGCTGCGCGCCGCCAAGTCAGACGGTCCCGCCGTGCCGGCGTGCTCCGCCGGCGCGGTCCTGCCGCTGGCCCGGCTTCGCACCCCGAGAGGCTACTCGCCCGTCAAGTCGCCGAGCTCGTCGGCGCGCTCTCGGACGAGCTCGGCGAAGGCGTCGGCGGCGAGGCCGAGCGCGATCCGGCGGGCGGTGGCGTCGTCCTTCCAAGCGTCGGGGAGCTCGACGGTGATCTCGACGGGCTCGCCCTCGCCGGCGGAGGCGGTTAGGCGAATCTGCGCCACGCTAGCCGCGGAGCCATGAGCGCTCGCGGGGCCGGGTCGCCTCGCCGGAGCGGCCCCCTTGCGTGACGAGCGGGCCTCGCCCGCGGCCGTCCTTCCCGAGGTAGGGCTTCTCCTCGAGGAGTTTCTCGAGCGCTTGATCGACCTTCTGGGCGCGCCGGGCGGGATCCTGCTCGGCGAGGAGCGCGTCGAGGTCGAGCATCGCCACGGCGTCGTCGGGATCGGCGAAGCGGACGCCCGCTCGAGCTCTGACGACCTCGATGGCGAGCCGGCGCTCGTAGCCGGCGACGATCTGGGCGCGCTCCTCGAGCTCCGCGGTGCGCCCTCGCTCCTCGGCCTCGCGGATCGCGCGCTCCTGCTCGGATTCGTGATCGCGTTGGATCCGCTCGAGCTCCGCTTGCGCGCGGCGGAGGTCGTGGCGGGAGCGGGCGGCGTCGGAGTTGGCGCGCTCGACTAGCCGGCGAGCGTCATCGGAGAGGCCGGCGAGCTCGTCGTCGGGCGGAGGCTCGGCGGGAGGCTCGTCGCTCGGCGGCGTTGCGGGCGGCTCCTCGCTCATTCGACGGAGAGGCTACTCCTCGCCCTCGAAGTCGGGCACCGGAGCGCATCGACAGGGCCCGTGAGAGTGGAATGGGACCGTCTCGGCGTCGGGGAAGACGGAGCCGAGCGCGGCGATCTCCGAGCACCATTCGCACGCCTCCGCGTTGGGCTCGAGGCCCCACCTTGCGCTCCGGTGGCTCGCGCGGGTCGCCTCATCGAGCCCGTCGCGTTGGGCGGCTTGGAGGTCGCCCTCGGCGAGGTTGGAGGCGAAGATCCCGGCGAGCCCTCGCGCCTCGAGCTCCTCCGAGCCGTCGTCCATGAGCGACCATAGGCGGAGGAGCCCGACGATGGCGTGGGGGTCGTCGGGGCCCGTGAGGTGGCCGGCGAGCGCCCGGCCGAGGTCTGGCGTCTCCTCGAGCTCCACGAAGGAGCCGACGAAGACGGAGGCGAAGCGCGCGGCGGCGAGTTGGCCGGCGGCGATGATCCTCGAGGTGCTCGCGGCGTAGGCGGCCCGGACTTCGGGCGTGCGCTCGAGCGAGACGGTCCGGAGCCCGGCGACGACGACGAGGCCGACCGATTGTTGGAGGCGCTGTTGCCCTAGCTGGTAAAGCGGTCTAGGGAGTGGCACCGGGCGGGAGCTCGGGCCGAGGTGTCTCGCTCGCTACCGTCTCGGCCGCGGTCGGGAGCGCTCCGGCGAGCGCCGCGGCTATTAGCTGGGCGGTAGCGCTCTCGGCCGCCCACTCCTCGACTTGCTGAGGCGTCGCGCCGGTGTAGGCCCAGAGCGCCTCTTGCGGCCAGCCCACGGTTTGCAACTTGACGGCGGCGTCGGCGACTTGCGCGGGGTTGCGCTTCTCGGCGTCCACCCATTGCACCTCGAGCGTCTCGATGTCGAGCTCGCGTCCGCTCATCCGGGCTTGGAGCCATAGGCTCGTCTCCCACGCCTCGCCGTAGGTCGCCTGACGGTCTTCGACCTTCTTGACGAGGCCGACCTCGGAGGCGAGGAGCGACTCGGCGCTCGGCGGGTTGGCGAGCGACGATTGGAGGAGGTAGTGAGCCGGGACGCGGGAGATCGCGGCGAGCGTCGCGATCTGCGAGTCGATTGATTTGAGGTAGGGGTCGGGCGGGCTCGCGTCGAAGGTGCCGAAGCGGCCGTCCGGGGCCTCGTTGACCCACAATTTGGAGACGGCGGCGGAGTAGGGCTCGATTGGCTTCCCGGTGTCGGGATCGCGCGGGACGACGAGCCCCGTGGCCCACTTCTGGCGGAAGGAGCCGAAGGCCGACGCGAGCATCATGTCAAGCGTGAGGCGGTCGATCCGGCGGAGCACCGGGACGCAATCCTCGATCTCCGACGCTCCGCCAGAAAGGACGTTGACGCGGTTCTCAAACGGGACGATGGGCGGGACGCCCACCGGGTTAGCGGCCGGAGCTCCGAGCGGCTCCCAGCCGAGACGCGCGCCGCGGTGGCGGTCGTCAATGGGGAAGGAGCCGGCGCGCCGCGGCGGCTTGGAGAGCTCGGTGAGCCATCGGTAGGTCGCCTCGGGCCGGTAGAGCTCGGCGACCCACCGGAGCCCGCCGTAATCGAGCGGCCAGAGTTTGAGCGCCGCGGCGACGCGCTGACGGTCGGCGAGGTCGGGCTCATGGCACACCTCGAAGGCCGACTCCGGGACGATCCGCGCCTCGTCGCCGTCGAGCCGGCCGACCGAGACGTAGCCGACGCCCCCGATGAGCGCCTCGGTGTAGACGAGGCGTTGATCGGCGTTTAGCCGGCCGCGGGTGAAGGCCCGCCAAGCGTCGCCGGCGGCGTCGGGATTGTCCGCGCCGCGGATCCCCTGCACGCGGAGACGCTCCGAGATCGCATCCACGACGAGCCGGGCCCACGGCGTGATCGCCTCGTCCAAAAAGAGCCGGTAGGCGGCCTGATAGTGGGCGGGCACGTCGGGGAGGTCTTGCCGGCCGCGATACCAAGCCCAGAGATCCGCGATCCGCGCGCGTTGGTCGGCGAGCTCGCCGAGGAGGCGGTCGCGTTGCTCCTCGAGATCCTCGCCGAGGGCGTCGGACGCCTCCATCGCCTAGTCCTCCGGGAGGAGCGAGATGAGCGTCGCGAGTTTCTCCTCCGTCTCGAAAGCGACGGAGCGGCTCGGCCGGCGCTTAACGAGGATCCGGAAGCGGCCGCATCGGACCGTCTCGCCCTCCTCGAGGTCGTACTCGCCGAGGAGCGCGCGGGCGCTCTCGTCGGCCTTGCCGTAGTCGGCGCGGGCCCGGCTCGCCCTCTCCTTCTGGGCTTGGCGCTTCTCGAGCGCCTTCTCGAGCTCCTCCGCGCCTCCGAGCTCGCGATCAAATAAGCCGTCTTGCGGGTCTGCGCTAACGCTCATCGCGCTCCTCTCGAGGTTTGCGCGGAGGCTACTCGCCGCGCCGGCGGGTTTCACGTTTTACGCGACGGTGAAACAGCTACGCTCCGGGGTGGAGGACGAGGCCGGCGTGAGCCGGCCTCGCCTTCGGGGGTTAGCGGCCGTTGCGCCGCTTGCGTGCGAGCTCGCGCTCCTTGCGATAGCGCTCCATGATCCGATGGAGCCCCGTCGTGTTGAGGCGCGCGGCCTCGAGGAGTTGCTTGCGCGGGAGCTCGCCGGGGTACTCATACCAATCGACGCGCTCGGGGTGCGCCGAGCTCTCGAGGACGACGGCCCGCTCGAAGCGGGCTTGAGCCTTCTTGGCTCGCTCGCGCGCGCCGTCCGCTTGGCGGCGGAGCTCGGCGATCTTGCCGGCCCGCTCCTTACGTTGCGCGCGGAGTGTCGCGCCCTTCGCTTCGACGTAGCCGAAGTCCTGCTCTGCGCTCTGACCGGGCGCATCCGGTGATATCACTTCGGGATTAGCCATCCCACCATGATATCACACCTCTCGAAGTGAGACGTAAGAGCTCAGAAGGTGAGGAGCTCGCCGGCGGGACGTTGGCCCGCGAGCTCGTCGGCGCGCGCCTCCCACGCGAGGACGCTCGCCACGGCGAGATCGATCTTGTCCGCGGGCCCCGCCCCGGGCTTCGCGAGCCAGTAGCCACCCCTGACCTCGCGCGTCTGGGCGTTGAGCGCGTGACGCGAGAGCGTCTCGTCGCCGGTGTGACGGATCCGGCCGGCGGCGAGATCCGTCCGGAAGCGCTCCACGGCGTCGATCATCCGCCCGCGCTTGGTCGCGAAGCGCATGACGGCGCGCTCGCCATAGTCGCGGGCCCACTGGTCGATCTCGGATTGCCAGAGCGGCGGGTCGAAGTAGCCGCGGACGACGCGGTAGCGCTCCATCGCGGACTCGAGCGCGACTTCGACCTCGCCGGCGGGCACCTCCCACGGCCGGCCATCGGCGGGATCCTCCCACGCCCCGAGCGGCTCGAGGAGCCCGTCCGAGACGCGGCATCCGACGAGCCCCGTGGCGTCGCCGACGCGCGCTCCGTCGAAGCCGATGGCGATCCGGTCGCCGGGTTGGAGACGGTCCTCGGTGATCGCGGCGGCCCATTGCTCGGGATCGAGCCACCATGATTGGGCGCTGACCCAGAGCCCGCACGCGAAGCGCGCCCATTGCCATCGTTGCGTCGTCGGCGAGTCGTGGCGCTCGCGGAGGAGCTCGAGCGTTTGCCACGACGCGGGGTTGGCGCGTTTGACGACGCGCATATCGTCAACGTCGTCGCCGTCCTCGAGCGCCCACTCATGGAGGACGAAGGAGCCGTCCGGGGAGCTCGCGCGCAGGTATGCGCCGCGCCGGCGGCGGTCCTCGAGGCGGCGGGCGAGCGCGCGCATCTGACCTAGAGGAGAGCCCTCATGCTCGCCCGCCGTGGAGATCGTAATCATGCGCCCACCTCGCGGCCCGAGGCCGTCGCGGAAGACGCCGTAAAGCGCGGCGGAGCGATGGCGGTGGAGCTCGTCAACGAGCGCGAGCGTCGGCCTCACCCCGTCCGCGGTGTCAACGTCGGCGGCGAGGACGCGGATCCGGCCGGCGTCCTCGAGGTTGCGGATCATCCGGTAGCCGGCCTGCGGCTTGAGCCGCTCGCGCAAGCCGGAGCTCCGGCGGATGAAGCCCACGGCGGCGTCGTAGAGGATCATCGCTTGCTCGCGCGACGCGGCGGCGACGACGACCTCGGCGTCTTGGACGGCCAAGAGCTCGAATAGCGCGAGCGCCGCGAGGAGGGTCGTCTTCCCGTTCTTTTTGGGGAGGAGGACGAGCTCCTCTCTCGCGCCGGCGAAGTGGTCGCGCAGGATCGCGCGTTGGAAGGCCTCGAGGCTCATCGGCCGCCCCTGCTCGAGCTCGAGGAGCTCTACGAAGTGGCCGAAGTCACGAAGGTCGGCGCGAGCGACGGCGCGCGAGGGCGACGACCTCGCCGAAGCGGTCCTCATCGGGCTCGGGCTCCGGAGGCGCGGACATATCCGCCGGCGGCTTGCGCGTGCTCCACGTCGCCCACCGGATCGGCCACTTGCGCTCGAGGAGCCACGCGGCAGCGTTCCAAGAGCCCCCTCGAGCGGCTTCGTGGATGACGAGCTCGAGCTCTCGCTCGCTCAACGAGCGCCGGCGTCGGTTTCCCTCCGGGTTGGCCGTCATCCGCCGGGATCATCCCACGCGGCCCAAAAGCCGCGGGGTTTTCCTCGCGGCGACTGACCCCGCCCTCTCCCCCCTACGCTCGGGGGGGCTCTCCCCACGTCGCTTATTGCCGGCGGAGATTGCACGCGAGATGAGCCGCGCGTAGGTTGCGCTCATCGTTGGATCCTTTGTCGCGAAGTCTGACGACGTGATCGATGGAGTCGGCTCCGAGCTCGCCGCAGATCCAACACCGATGATGATCGCGAGCGAGGATTCTTTTCTTGAGCGCCGGCTTGATCTTGCGCCGCGGTCCTCGATTCTGATGGCGCTTGCATCGTCCGTTGTGGACGGCCGGCTCCGGGCACCGGGGCACGGCGCACACTCCCACGGCCGCCCCCCTATCCCGGACACCCCCCGTCTCCCGGACACCCCCCTTGGTCGCGGGCACCCCCTACCCTCGAGGGCGTCGCCGGCGGGTGGGCGTGGCGCGGCCGGGCCCGGTGTAGATCGCGCGGACGCTCCCGTAGATGTGGCGGATGGCGTTATCGACGTGGCCGATGGTCCCGGCGGTGTCCTTGCGGGCGGCGTAGGTTCGGGCGGCTCGAGCTCTTGACTTCGGGCGGAGTGGGTAGCTTGGGCGCTTGCCGCGGTCGGCTCCTGCGCCTCGGGGGTAGGCGTAATTTGCGCCTCGCCAAGTGCGCGTGATCGGGAGCCCGTATTCGCGGGTGCTCATGTTGCGGGCGTAGGCGGGTCGGTTGCTACTCCTCCGGGCCATCGTCGTCGTTCTCCTCGAGGGTGTCGTGCTCCTCGGTGTCGGGCCCGGGCGCGGGCTCGCCGGCGGGCGCGGCCGGCGCGGGCGGGGCCTCGTCGGGGAGCGGCATCGGCTGGTCTTGGTCGAAGGGCTTGGCGGGCTCCTCGGGCGCTCCGGTGCTCATGCTTCTCCTCCTGTAGCGGGACGCCTCGAGGATACGCTCCGGACGTAGAACGGCCCCCGATATCTCACGGGGGCCGGCTACGGGAGGACGCGCTCAACGTCACCCCACGGCGCGGAGCATAGGCGAGAGCTCGGGTGTTGTGCGCGGACTCTCGCTCGTTGCGAGCTCTCGCGCTTGCGCCTCGAGGCGGGGGCGTCCGCTCGGGGCGGTGTCGGCGAGAAGGCGGCTCTCGCTAGCGCTCCTGCGCGCTCCCAGCCGTCGAGAGGGTCGCGTGGGGGATTGGGCAGGTGGGAGGCGCGGGCGCTTAGAAGGGCTTACGATGGCTCTGACGCGACGCGCTCCCGATCTCCCGACCGAGGTTGTGTGATGACCCTCACACCCAAAACCCTTACGGGTCCGCTATAGTTATACCCGTAAGGAAGAAGGAAACAGGATCAAGGAGGATCCGGAAGGGCTCCTCTCCCGGGAGAAATCGGGAGCGAGAGGAGCCAAGGGCCACCTCCAAGGCCCGCCCTCGAGAGAGGCGAAGGTTTCGGCCGGGAGGAAGACTTAGACGCTCGAGGGCGTCGAGCTCTGGCGTTGTCGCGTTGGCCGGTGTAAGCCCGGCCGCGGCCGATGGCGGCTCGAGAGCTCGCTCGCTCGGAGCGTCGAGGTCGTCTCGTATGGCTGGCCGCGGGCCCCGTCATTGATCTGGAGCGATTCGAGCTCTTGCCTTGCACGGGCGAAGGTGCCGAAGGTCGGGTGAGTCTCCGTGATCCTCACTCGGGTTTAGCGGGCCGGGCAGCTAGTTTGAGTGTCAATCCCAGCGAGGCGACCTCGGCGCTCGCGAGCGTCGGAGGACGAGGCTCCCGTTGGGAGCCGCCACGGTGAGGAACCGTCGCCCCGGACCCTATGAGTCGCGCCCTGACGGCTAACGATCACGACCGATCTGAGAAGGATCGGCGATCCCTGAATGAAGGCGCGAGGAGGGTGGAGGCAAGCGTGCGAGTGAAGCCGTAACCGTCGCCAAAGTCGAGCCGAGAGTAGCCCCGGAGTGGCCACGATGGGGGGAGGGTAGGCGAGGCGAGTAGCGGCCGGCGACTCTCAACGAGAGCCTCGTCCTCAAAGTGTGAGCTCGCTCCTCGGCGAACCGATGAGAAGGCCCTCGGGCCGAAGCGGAAGGCGGGGAGGAGCTCACGGTCGCGCGCCGGCCACCGGCATAGAAGCCGGGCCCCGTCAAACGGGCCGAGACGGCCACACTAGCCGGCCCCCTCGAGGGTAGGCATAGGCCGGCGCGCGGCCCCCGTTGCTCGCCGTGGGTTACTTCGGAGCGAGAGGCTCGCCGAGGAGCCTAATCCTCGGACGTGCGCCGGCGGCGCGCAGGGTGTGAGCCACGCAAGGGATCACCTAAAGCCGGCGGGGATGGGGCCCGCCCCGAAACAGACGGGCCCCACTTATCGCACCAACAACAGAAGGAGTAGCAGAGATGGAGATCAACCTACGGGAGCTCGAGGAGCTCGCCGAGGCGGCGATGATCGCCTTTTGGCGGGTCGTCGCCGAGCGGTATCCCGAGATCCGGACGGGCGACTTTCCGCCCGAGGCCGAGCACGAATTCGCGTCGGCGGCCGAGCTCGCGATTAGGCGTTGGCTCGACTTCAATCCGCCGGCGCGGGCCGACCATGAGGGCCGGCTTCTGACGGATCCCGACTTCGCGGCGGCCGAGCGCCGGCGCGCGCGGGAGCGTCTCGGCGAGCGCGGGCTCTCGGAGCGCGGCGAGTTTTTGCGCCGGTGGTACGCGGGCGAGACGGGGTGGCCGCGATGAGCTCGCAAGGTGGGAGCTCGGGGCCCGTGGGCCCGTCGTGGGGCGATTGGCTCAACGGGCCGGCGCGCCTCAATCTGACGCTTGACGATATGGCGGTCGGGCGGATCGTCGCGCTCCTCGACGTGATCGAGGATCCGCGGGCGATGGGCGGCGAGCGGCGCTCCGATCAATATTGGGAGCGGCGCGAGCACGCGATAGGGGAGCTCGCCGAGCTCTTGCGCGGGGCGGTGATGGAGCGATGAGGGACGCCACCGAAGTCCTCCTATGTCCCACTTGCGGGCAGCGTCGCCGCGCGCGGGTCGATGAGCGCGTCCCGCTCGTTCGGTGTCCCGCTTGCGGGCATCCGTTGACGGTCCGCGACGCGGCTCCGGCTCCCAGTCCTCGGCGGAAGTTCGACCTCCTCGAGATTCTCGGGCGTGAGCTCGGCGAGGAGCTCGAGGTGACGGCTGGGCGGGATCCGCGCGAGCTCTCCGTCCGGGAGCTCGAGGCCGTCGCCCGCCGGTGGGGCGTCGATATCAAGGCGGCGAGAGAGCGATGAGCCCCACACCTACGCTCGAGGCGACCAAGCGCGTCCTCGCCTCGACGGATCATCATCGCGCTCGTCGGTGGGCGCGGATCCTCGGGGAGCTCGCCGAGGAGCGCGTCTTCAATCCTCAGATCAAGGCGATGTTTGTGGCCGACGCGAAGTTGGCGCGCGAACACTCGGACGCCCGGCGGGCGGCCAACGCGAAGGCGGAGCGATGAGCGGGGCTCTCTATCGCGTCGTCCTCGAGCTCCGGATCGAGCATCTCGACGGCCCCGAGCCGGCGTGGGAGGACGTGGCCGTGGCGGCCGTGGGCGTCTGCGCCGGCGAGACGCTCGAGCTCCGGCGCGACGGCGAGCGCTCGCGCCTCCTCATCGATGAGGTCGAGGTCGAGACGGCCGGCGAGGAGCCGGAGGAGTGAGCCCGTATCTGTCGAGCGCCGGAGTGGCGAAGATCCTCGGCGTCTCGTCGGCGCGGGTGCGCCAGCTAGCGGCGCGGGACGACTTCCCGCGGCCGGCGGTGCTAGTCGAGCCGGGCGGCCAACGGTTGTGGCGGCCGTCCGATATCGAGCGGTGGGCCCGCGAGGCGGATCGCTCGCCGGGCCGGCCTCGGTCGGAGTCCTAGCCGAGAAGATCGCCGGCGGCCTTGCGTCGCCGGCGCTCTCCGGTCTTATCCCGGAGGCCTTGAAGGCGCGGCGCGGCCTTCCACGCCTCCCACGCGCGGCCCACGGCCCCCGTCCCGGGGTAGAGGTCTAGGAGCTCGTCGTCGTGCTCGAGCCCGGCGGCCTCGAAGGCCCAGATACAAACGGCCTCGGGCTTCGCGCCCGAGAGCCCCTTTTGGAGGGTGATCGGGCAGGAGATCCAATCGCGCATGACGACGAGTTGGCGCACGGTCGGGGGGCGGGCGGCGCGGATGATGACGGGCTCCCAAGCGTAGGCGAGGGAGACGTGCTCCTTGAAGGCGGCGAAGGGCTTGACCCACGCGCAGACGCGCACGTCGGCGGGGCAGAGTGGGAGGAGCTCGGAGAGCGCCGGCGAGTGTGTGTGGAGGATCCAGCCGTCGAAGCCGGCGAGGCGCTCGAGGAGCTCTCGGTGATCGACCTCGCCGGCGTAGTCGGGGTGGCCCTCGTAGTGGCGCTTCGCGCTCCGCGGGTAGGGCGGGTCGGCGTAGGCGACTCTCATCCGGCGTGCTCGGCTATCCATCGGTCGATGTTGGCCGAGGCGCGGGCGTGCTCGTCCATCGTCCCGGCGCGCCACGCGCGCCAGAGCTCATCGCGGAGCGGCTTCGGGATCCGATACCAGTGGGGCGCGCACCCCCAGAGCTCGAAGCCGACGCGGCGCTCGCATCCGGGCCACGGGCATCGGTGGCGGTCGTCGCTCACCCGTAGCGGTCCCGGAGGAGGATCTCGAGCGTCTTCTCGAAGGCGATCTCGCGCAGGGTGGCGCGGTGGTCGGTGAGCTCAACGTCGAGCGGGAGCGCCTCGTTGACGAGCGCGAGCGCCGTCCGGAGCGTCGTCGTCAAGTCCTCGAGGAGCTCGAGGTTGACCTCGGTGTCGGGCTCGGTGCTCACGTCGGCTTATCTCCTCTCGCGTTGCGTCGCCACTCGGCGACGAGGTGGAGGTCGGCGAGCTCCCATAGGTGCAGAGTGTGAGGGTGGACGTTGAGCCACCATGAGCGCGGCGGGATCCCCACGCCCATCGGGACGCCCGGCCGGAGGTCGTGCGCCGCGCCGGCGAGCTCCTCCCACGTCGGGACGCGGTTCGCGGCGGAGATCGAGAGGTGCCATCGCCAATCGCCCGGGACGACGGGCTCGCGGCCGAGGAGCGCGGTGAGGTGGCCGTTGCGGAAGGCGCGCGGCGCGGGCACGCCCGGATTAGCCTCCTCCCACGCGGCGAGCCAGCCGGCGGGTTGCGGGGATTGCGTCCACTTACTCACGCCCGGAGCTCCGGAGCTCGAGGAGTCGGGCGGCGCGGGCGACGCGGCCGACGCGGGAGACGATCTTCGCGAAGTCGGGGCCGAGCCCGCCCTCGGGGAGCGGCCGGCCGAGCGCGAGCTCGACGGTGAGGGCGACGACGGCGATCTCGCCCTCGGTGTCGCGGCCGAGCTCGTAGGTCACGGCCCAATCATCGATGAGCTCTCTCACGCCCGGAGCCGGATGATCGCTTGGCCGTTTGAGCGGCGGTAGCCGCGGTCGAGCTCCCAGCCGGCGGCCTTGAAGCAATAGCCGGGATGGGCGGAGCGGATCTTGGCCGGCTCGATGTAGGTGAGCCAGCCGTCCGCGGGCGGGTCGCCCCAGAGCTCGGCGGTGAGCGCCATCGCGGCGCGGATGAGCTCGGACGAGAGCCCCGCGCCTTCGTTGCGGAAGATCATGCAGCGCCAAGCGTCGAGGCCGTCCATCGCCCGGTCGGCCTTCGGCCATGAGGTGAGCCAGAGCGCGCGCTCGCACGGGGTGACGAAGACGAGCCGGCGGGCGGCGGAGCCGATTTGATTGGAGCCCGGCCGCCGGCGGGAGTAGTGGCGGTCGGCGAGCGCGAGCGCCGCCGGGTCGCTCTTGTGGCGGCGTTGCCAGAGCCCGGCGTCGAATAGCGTAAGCGCCTCGCTCATCCGCCGGCCTCCGCCTCGCGCTTGACGGCGAGCGCGAGCTCGGCGAGCGGCCGGGCGATCCTCGAGGCGACCTCGAGGCGCGTCCCGATCCTCACCTCGTCGGTCCACGGCGCGGTCGGATAGACCTCCTCGAGCTCCGCGGTGAAGGCGGCGGCGAAGCCCTGCAAGAGCTCGATGAGCCGCTCGCCCTTCCCGGCGTCGTAGATCTCCCCGAATTGGTCGGCGCTCATCCCCACCCCCTCGTCGTCGCGTCGTCCAAATAGCAGGCGATGGACTCGAGCCGCTGGTCGATTGCGAGGAGCGCGTCGATAAGCGCCTCCCATCGCGTCGCCTCATCGGCGAAGTCGGGATGGCTCGCGAGCGCCTCGGCGTGGGCGTGATACTCGTCGGCCACGTCCATCGGCTTCGGCCGGCTCATCGGATCCTCGCCTCGAGGCGCTCGGGCTCGCCGAAGCGCTTGGAGGCGTAGAGGTCGGTGACGAGCGAGTCGTCGGCGAGGACGACGCCCGTGAGCGCGTCGATGGCGCACCTCGCCAATTTGTCGAGGTCGGGGCGGGTGATCGGCGCGCGCGGCGCGCTCGTCTTGACGAGCTCGGCGTTGCGGCCCGTCCCGTAGTGCGACTTCGGCCTCGCGAAGTAGAAGGCGAGCTCGAGCTCCACTTGCCGGCGGATGAGCGGACGCTCGCCGAAGGCGTAGCGGGCGGCCGACGCGATCCGCGCCTCCCACGGCGCGGCCTCGGGATTCTCGTCGCGGACGTACATCGCGCCGGCGCTCGTCCGGGTGGGAATCTTCGAGCCCTTCTGTTGGGCGTGGCCGAGGACGACGAAGGTGAGCGGCGCTTCGACCTCGAGCTCGAGGGCGCTCATTTGCGCCACGCCTCGGCGTCGGGGCACGTCGCCCAATGGGGCCGGTAGAGCTCGCCGTCTTGCGCGCCGGCGAGCTCCTCGCGGCGGAGGACGTAGGCCACGGGCGTCCGGTCCTTATTCCACTCCACTCGGACGTTGCCCTCCGGGTCGGGTTCGGCGTCGAGCGGCATCGCCTTCCCCGTCCGGGCGGAGATCGCCCAGAGGATCGGCGCGGCGCAAGAGCGACACCGATTAGGCATTAGCCGACGACGGCCCACCGGACGGGCGCGACGCCCGCCTCGAAGTCGAAGCCGATGGCGTCTCCAAGCGCCGGCGTCAAGTCCCAGAGCCGCGGGTAGACGTAGGGCCCGCGGTCGTCAACGGTCCCAATCGCGCACCTCGCCGCGCAGAATAAGACGCGCGTTCCGCAGGGGAGCGAGCGGTTAGCGACGCCGAGCGCGGCGCTCCATCCGCACGCGGTAGAGCTCGCGTTGGCGTAGCTGTACCAAGACGCGAGCGCCGTTTGCATCGGCGGCCGGCGCGCGGGGCGGTGGTGGTGGTGACGGTGGTGGATGGCCGGCGGGGCCGGCGGCGGATCCGTCAGAGCGTAGGCGAACAAGCGTTCTCCTCTCATTGAGCTCCCCCTCGGGCCCTTCCCGGGCGTGAGAGCGCCCATATACACCCATCGTCGGACGGACTCCCGCATCCGTCGCGGCGGATCTGCCGCTCGCTTCGGCCGCATCCGAAGCACTCGAGCCCGTCGCCGATGAGCGGGCCGGTGGGATCCCACTCGGGGATCTCCTCGAGCTCTTGGAGGAGCCCGTGTTGGTCGAAGCCCCATCGCTCGGCGCGCTCCTCGAGGCCGGCGTAGCGGCCGCCGCTCTCCTCCTCGAGCGCCTGACAGAGCGGCTCGATTGGCTCGAGGTTGCGGACGTGGAGGTGGCGATTGCTCGAGTAGGCGTAGAGGACGACGGCGCGCGCGAGCGCCGTGGCGTCGGCGACCCATCCGCGCACCTCGAAAAGAAACTCGCCGGCCATCCGCTCGGCGCGGACGACGAAGATATGACGCCAGCCGTGGCCGAGAGCCGCCTCGCGGAGGCGCATGTAGCCGCGGCGGGTGTCGAGCGAGCTCGCGAGTTGCGTCTTGACGCTCCAATCGGGCGGGAGATCGGGCCGGCGGTAGGCGTTGACGCGGAGCGGGGCCCAGATCCCGAGCACCTTCGCGGCGGCGAGCTCGCCTTGAGCGCCGAGCGTCGGTCGCTCGGCGTCGGCCGAGGTGTCGCGCCCCTCGCGAGTGTCGGAGCCATCGACGCCCCGGGCGCGCGCGGTCGTCTCGCGGCCGTAGGCGTCGGCGCGCTCGAGCTCCGCGGCGTTGAGCGTGACGACTTGCATTAGCGGTTGCGCTCCGGCGGGTTGTGATACGCGGAGACGCTCGGGTCGGGCGGGGCCATCTCGGAGTCGTCGGCGCGGGCGCGGATCTCCGCGCGGCGCTCCCGCTCGAGCGCTTGGCGGATCGATCCGACCTCGTTGGAGAGCGTCGCGGCGCGAGCGCGCATATCGAGGAGCGCGTCCTCGAGGCGGCGGAGGCGTTGCTCGAGGCTCTCCCACGTCATCGTCTGGGCCTCGTCGCTCTCGCCATGAGCGCGCCGGCGAGGAGCTCGCGCCGGCGGCCGTCGATCCGGTCGTCGTTGACGCGCCGGCCTTCCCTGATGTTGGCGTCGGCGAGCATCCGCCGGGCCTGAGTCTCGCCAATCCACGGGACGGATTTGACGAGCGAAAAGAAGGTCATCGAGCTCTCGGCCTCGCGGACGACGCGCGCGGCCTCGATGGCTCCGTCGCGCCGGCCGGCGGCCTTGATCTCCGCCCGGAGCTCCGCGGCTTGGAGCCGGCGGGCGTTGGCGGTCTTGAGCGCTTCGGCGCGTTGCTCGGCGCGGTTAATCATCCAGCGAAGGGAGCGAGCGAGGCGTGAGCGCGCCGACATATCCACACTCATCGCACTCGACGGTTAGCAGGGGATAGGCAATCTCGGCGACGACGAGCTCGCCGGGGCATGGCTCACGGCCGAGGGCGCGCTCGAGGCGGAGGTCGTCGGGGTAGCGGCGCTCGAGGAGTCGGAGGTGAGTCTCGGCGACGGAGCCCACGGGGTAGCGCTCGGCGTAGAGCGCGAAGCGTTGGCGGAGGAGCTCGGGCTTGCTGACGGGCGGCGCGGGCGGCTCGTCTTCGCGGATCATCTTGACGAGGAGGCCGGGCCCGCCTCCCGGCCGGCGGTCGAAGCGCTCGCATACCGTGAGGATCTGATCGGGCGAGGCGAGATCGAGGAGCGGAGAGACACTCGAGACGCCTCGCTCGCGGAGGGCGTCTTCGGCCTCTTGGCGGCTCGTCATCGGTGGCCCCTCATGGTCGCGGGTGTTTGCCTGCCGGGGGAGCCGCCATTTAGGCGGCGAGCCCCCCAGCCGTCTTTGACGTTTGCCACGGGCCGGGCTCCCTTAAGGGCGTTGGCTTGGCTTAACGGCCCTCGCCTTAAGGGCTCGGGCCGGGCCGGGACGCGGGAGCGCGCGCGCGCGCGAGGCTTGGAATCCAAGCGGAGGCCGGCCGGATTCCGCTCGGACTCCGCCGGGATTCCGCCCGGAGTCATCGGGTCGCTCGCTTGCGCGCGGCATCGGCCGAGCGACGCTCGAGGACGGCCGCTCGAGGCTCGTTGTATTCGAGGTAATCGTGGATCTGCCAGCCGGAGCCGTTGGGGATCCATAGGCCCGTCTCCTCGAGCGCGGAGACGGCGCGCCGGCGGCGGGCGGAGCTCTTAAACCAGTGGCCGACGAAGGACGGATCCACCTCGCCGTCTGTCAAGTGAGCGCCCGACCATGAGAGCGCGAGGAGCTCGAGGCCGACCGCGGCCGGATCGCGATCCCACGCGGCGATGACCTTCGGGTGAGAGTGCAAGCCATCGTCTATTCGGACCCACGCCATCGCCGGCGCTAGTCCTCGTCTTCGTCTTGGAGGCGGTCGATCTCGTCGGAGATCGCGCGTTGGAGGCCCGTCGCTTGGATCGGGTTGAGTCGGCGGAAGGAGTCGCGGGTGATCGGGCCCGGCTCGGGCGCGCCCTGCGCCTCGAGCGCGTCGTGGAGGAAGTCCTCGCCGACCTCGCGGCGCATCGAAAAGAGCCACTCGATCATCGTGGAGCCGAGCCCCGCCGGCCCGGGCGCACCCCGAGGAGCGGCCCCCGCCGGCCCGGCTGGCGTGATGTTGGGGCTTCCAAAAAGGGTGTCATCCGGCGAGGCGTCGGAAGGTGGCGGGCCCGTAGGGGGGCCCTCCGGGCCCGCCGGCTCGGCGGGTTGATCTTGGCCCGTCGAGCTCTCCGCGGGATCCTGCGCGGAGGCCTGTTGCTCGAGCGCGCGCGAGAGCTCTTGGAGGAGCGTCGTCGCTTCGGCGTCGAGGAGTTTGGCGAAGGAGTCGATTTTGCGCTCGAGGTGCGCGCTGACCCACTCGAGGCGATCCTTGCGCTCCTCGATCCCGAGGTCGCGCAGACCGGCGAATAGCGCCTTGCGTTGCTCGTCGGTGATCGGCTTGGCGGGCTCGTCGGGGCCCTCCCCCGGGAGTGGGGGCTCCTCGAGCTCCTCCCGGGCTCCGGGGGGCGTCGGGGCGATGGTCGGGTTAGTCCCCTTGCGCGCCGGCCGCTTGGCTCTGCGGGGCGGAGGTGAGCCCTCCGGGGCCTCCGGCGCGGCTCGCTCTTGAGACTCAGACGGCGGAGGCCCCTCGGGATTGTCCTCGAGCTCCTCGGTGGCGGGGAGCCCGGCGATCACGTCGGCGAAGACGGCGCGGGCGAGCTCGGCGCTCGCGCGGGCGGAGAGCATCGCCCGCGGATACATGCGCCAAGCCTGTTTCCCGGAGAGGCTCGCGCGCTTGGCGTCGTCCATCGTCCACTCGACGCGGGTTGTCTCGCTCGAGCCGGCGCGCCGGCCGGCCCACGTCGCCTTCGTGATCGTGAGCGTCTCGGGCCAAATCTCATGGCCGGCGGAGAGGATCAAGGCGCGTTGCGCCTCGGCGGAGATCGACGGGACGCCGTTGATGATCGAGATGGATTTGAGCGCGAACATCGGCGCGAGGCCCACCTCGTCGCCGTAGAGGATCGCGGCGGTGATCTGCGCCTCGTTGCCGCGCATCGAGGTCTTAACGAAGTCGGTGTCCGCGATGGCGTGCGCGAGGTCGGCGACTTGGCGGAGGAGGTAGACCCAGCGGTGGCGGGCGTCGAGCGCGAGCTCGGCGGAGCCGTCGTCGCGCTCGGCCGGGACGAGGCTCACGGGCCGGGCTCCTCGGAGTTGACGCACACGGGGCACCGATAGCGCCGGGCGAAGTCTTGCCACGTCTCGAGGGAGACGGCGGGGCGGTCGTCATCGACGGGCGGGGGCGTCGGAGCGAAGTCGAGGAGCGTCCCGGTGCCGGCCGGCTGGGCGCATCCCGGGCATAGCGGCTCGGTCACTCGCCGGCCTCGAAGATCGACGGCGGGCGGAGGCTCTCGCCGATGAAGCGCTCCCGCGGCTCCCCGCCGAAGGCGGCGATCTGTTGGGCGTAGCGGAAGATCCGGAAGGTGGCCTCGCTCGCGTCCACGGGATAAAGGTCGTATCCGTCCGCGCGGAGCCAGACCGCGCCGGCGAAGTCGATCTCGGGTAGCGGGTGCTCGGCGAGGTCGTCGCCGAGCCAGAATTCGGCGAAGCGGTAGGCGGCGAGTTGGAGCGCCGTCTCGGGCCAGATCCCCGACGCCCCCGTCTTCCAATCGAGGAGCGCGGTCCTCCCGTCGCGGAGCTCGGCGATCAAGTCGAGCGTCCCGGCGTAGCGGAAGCGGCGGTGGAAGACGGGCACCTCGACTAGGAGCTCGCGGGGTTGCCAATCCTTATCGAAGGCGAGGTAGGAGTCCACGAAGCCCTCGAGCTCCTCCGGGACGGTGATCTCCTCGCCGGCGGCGAGGCGTTGCGCGAGCTTGTGAACGTCTGTTCCGCGGGCGGCTCCGCCTCTCGAGCTCTCGTAGCGCGCCTTCTCGAGGAGCCGGAGGCGCTTGGAGAGCGTGAGCTCGGCGAGCTCCTCCCAGTGATCGACGGCGTAGCCGGCCGTCTCGCGCGCGGCCCAATCGACTAGCGCCGGCTTCGGGACGCCCCCATCGGTGATCGTCGTGACGCCGAGGACGGGCTCCCCGTCGAGGAGGTAGGAGTGTCCACGCCCGCGGTTGATCCGTCGCGTCTTAGGGAGGGTCGCGACGCTCGCCGGCGCGGGGTCGCTCACGCGACGCCCTCCTCGCGCGGCTCGGTGTCCACGGCCCCGTTATGGGGCGGGAGCCCGTAGTAGGCGGGCGTGATCGGGTCGAGGTAGGGCTTGCAATTCTCGCGGGCTTCGCGCTCGCCGATGATCGGGAGCCGCCGGCGGTCGTGGATCCGGGAGATGATCCCGAGGACGATCCCGATGAGGAGAGCGCCGGCGAGGATCCCGGCGATGACGATTCCGAAGGTAGCGAGCGCGTCCATCCGGGCAACCTAGCGCCGGCGCGCGGCGCGGTGCAACGAGATCGCCCGCTATTTGGGAGAGATTTGTTAGCGGGGCGGGGCCCCGAAGTGGACGAGGCGCGCGTGCCAGCCCCCGCCTCCGCCCTGCCACGTCAGATTTGCGCCTTGCCAAGTGACCCACGACGCGCCGTTGGCGGTTCGGACGAAGACGTGGAGGATCCCTCGAGCGACCGTGGCGGAGATCGCGACGATTCGGTGGCCGGTCGGGGCCGGCGCGAAGCGTTGGAGGCCGGCCATGTAGCCGCCTCCCGCGCCGACCCACTTTCGCGTCGTGGGGTTGTCCCACGTTACGAAGACGGCCTCCGGCGTGGCGACGAAGGTGTGGAAGGATCCGCTCGGGGCGAGCGCTGAGGCGATCATGTTCTCCTCCGGGGTTGTGACGGGCGGGGCGGGGCCGGCGTCGGCTTGCATCCCGCCGGCGACCCAATCGCGGACGTTGGGCCCGGGGCACGCGGTAGCGAAGTCGCGGCCGTGCCACCATTGCGAGAGGGTGCGCCCACAAACGGAGTTGAGCCAGAGCCAGAGCGCCCGGCCGGCGGAGCGCATCGCCGGCGAGAGCGGCGCGGTCGGAGCTCCGGCCGCGGTGGAAGGTTGGAGGAAACAGACGCCGAAGCCGTCGCTATTTCTGGGCGGCGAGTGGATCCCGCGCACGTCGCGCCCACACCCCTCATAGATCGCCCCGGATTGGCCGACGAGGAAGTTATAGCCGGGCCCCATCCGCCATTGATTGAAGTGGAGCCGCTCGATATCTCGGCACCATTGGCGCTCGTCGCGGGAGCTCATAACGGGCCAGTGGGCGACGAAGAAGCGTCGGGAGCTCGGGGCGATGTTTCGGCCGCCGGGGATGGAGGTCGTCGCGCCCCATTCGCGCCGGGTGACGATCCGCGGCGCGGCGGCCATTAGGCGGGAGTGTCGCCGCCCTCGGCGTCGATCTCGCCGACCTCGCCGAGATCGTTGACGGCCTCGGGCTCGCCGGTGGGCATCGCATCGCCGGCGGCCTCAACGTCGGCGGTCATCTCCGGCGGCTCGCCTTCGGGCTCCGGCTCGAGCTCGAGCTCCTTCTCGTCGGCCATCGCGTCGCGGTTTACACCTCCCCTCGGACGGAAGCCGTTGGAGGCCCCGAGGTAGGTGGCGACCGCGCCGACGACCGCGCCGGCGAGCGTCGAGAGGAAGGTGATCTCGCCGGGGGTCGTGTCGCGCGGCGTGAGGGAGACGGCGAGCACGCCCGCGAGAAGCGCGAGCGCGACACCGACCGCGAGGATGAGCGCGATTGGCCCGCGCCATCCGTTCACTTCGTCGCCGGCGGCTCCTGCGCGGCGTGCTCCGCCGGCGGGGTGGGGGTGACTAGCTGCCGGATCCCGAGCGCGCTCGCGAGCGGCGCGATGACGGCGACGATGGCCGCCGTATCCCACGGGTCGCCGGTGGCGACGGTGATGATCGCGAGCGCCGCGGAGGTCACGAAGCCGAGGAAGACGGCCGGCTCACGCCACGCGCGCTTCGCGATCTCGCTCAACGAGCGGGCTCCCCGTTAGGCGGCGGCGTCGCCACTATCGGACCTTGCGCCGGCGGCTCGACGGCCTCGATCTCCTCGGCGTGGCCGCCGTCCTCCTCGATGGTCTGCGGGAGGTTCGTAAAGAAGACGGGATCGGGAATCGGCGTCATCCCGAGGATGGTCGTCCCGGCGGGGAAACTAATCCCCTTGACGAGCTCGATGGCGGCCTCGGTCGAATCGGCCTCGAAGCCGAGCCCCATTTGGAATCGCATCGCGTAACTCCTCTCTCTAGGTCTTAACGAAGACGTTGGCCGCGGCGTAGGGCGGCATGTTTGTGTGAGCTCCGCCTCCGCCGGCGGCGGCGATCTGCGCGGCGGCGGCGGCGATACTCGCATAGCCCCAATTCACACCGACGCCGACCGCGGGTTGGACCCAATTCATATTGACGTAGTGGGCATGGCTCCCGGCCGAGAGGCTCCATCCCGCGGCGATGTAGGGCACCCACTGATCCGCGACGGAGCCCGGGCGGGTGTTCGGGTTGCCGCTCGTCCCTTGAGTGACGGCGGCTTGCCAGCCCCCAAAAGGCGTGTTGCCGTCGCTCCAATTCGCGTGGGCGTGCGCGTCCTGCCAAGCGCTCGCGCTATGGAGGTGGCCGTTATCGCCGTGGGAGTGGCCGGTGTCGGTGTGAGCGTGCGAGGGCATCTGGGCCGTCGTCAAGGTCACGTCGGCGACGCCCCCGCGATCATTGAGCGCGAAGCCGGAGCCGGAGCCGACGAGCATCCGCCCGCGATAGTCGGGGGCGTTGAAGGAGTTGGCGTCGGGCGCGCCGTAGGTCGTCCCGATGGCGGCGAATAGCTCGGGGTAGGCGGCTCGAGCGAGGCTCTGACCGTTGCACGCGAGCCAGCCGGGCCCGGCGCTCGTCGCCGCGGAAAATTTGAGGTCGCCGGGTTGGAAGCGGATCCGGTCGGCGATGAGATCGAGCGCGTCGGCGAGGTTCCCGAGGTCGGTGGGCACGTCGGCCGGCGCGGCGTCGCCGGGCACCGGGAGATCGAGGTTGGGAGTCGTGCGCGGCGGGCGGT